TAATATTATAGCCAGATACCCGGACCCAGCCCGGGTACTTATAGACCTCCTCTCCCCCCTCCCCCTCGCACGGTCAACCTCATCATGGGCAAGTACACCACCTCAAAGTCATCGGGCCGATATGGTACCAAGCGCTATGCTCGTCGGTCAAGGACAACCATCAAGCGTCGTTACCCCGCTCGCCGTAAGCGTGCATATACGAAGCGGCCGCGTCCCATGTCACGTAAGCGCATTCTTAATGTCTCCACTACAAAGAAACGTGACACTCTCATGTCATACGACGTCGCCAGATCTCAAAATGGTCCCGCTATTGTCTCCTCCGGTTCAGTCGAGCGGTGGACTACCAACCTCTTGAACTACCTGCCGACTTCTTTTTCCTCGGCGGATGACGACTATCGTCGTACGAAGAACAACGTTTACTTCCGTGGCGCGAAGCTGGCATGGAATTTCGACATGTCCGACTCCTCTCCTTGGGAGATAAGGATGATCGCATTCTGGGGTAGTGATGGGACAATCACTGCCAATCCTCAGTCTCGGTTTTACACAACCATTACACCCACTGGTGGCTCTCCCTATCAGGTGAATGGGTTGTTGCCTGTCTTACCTGGTAGTGTTCCCGATTTGCGCATGACTCTGTTTCAGGGTACCGAAGGTACTGATTGGTTTGACGCCATGATTGCGCCTCTTGACGTGAGGCGTAACAAGATCATTATTGACAAGCGCATGACCCTTCGAAGTGGCAATGATGTCGGCTCTTTTAAGAGAATGAACCTGTGGGTTCCAGCGAACAAGATGGTTCGCTTCAATAACGATGAGAATGGCTCCGATGTTGATAAGACTAGTGGCATTCCAAGTGGCTTGTACTCTCCGGACTGTCTCTACTATGTTACGTTGTATAAACAACGTGGTGCCGCCGACACGGCTGCGCAGCTGTTGGTATCCTGCAATGCTACTGTATATTGGCATGAAAGATAGCACTATTTACTTCTATGAATGTACAATTTAAGTTCATCCATTCCACGTCTGATTGCAACATTTCGTTCCGTGGGTCGGTGTTGCTTATCCATATGCTTGGCTTGCCCCACAACCGTAATTTCGGCTCTCTATATAGCCGTTTGACCGTAATCCATTGTTGGCACCCCAACCATTCCTTGAATGAGGGGAAGAATTTTATTCCTCCTCTAATGTCATCGAAGATTGCGTAGTCTACGTCAGTCTTAATGCATTCGTCGCCGCTTATCATGCCGACGCAGTATATGTGTGCTCCTAGAGATCTAGCCCATAGAGTTTTTCCAGTTCTAGACTCTCCGTATATGCACAATGACATAACCCTACCTGCTCAGTTAGTCTAAGATTTGAATAAGCGCACTCGAGCAGTGGGGGAGGGGTTCCCCCCCGCGACCGGAGGGAGCAAGGGACGGAGGCCTTGGCCGACGGGGGGATTCCCCCCTGCGACGTGTAAGATAACTTACCTACGAGTGGTTCATCCAGTCCAATACCAGATTGTTGTAACCATGAATCTCGTCCATCAATTCCTCCGCTATCGAAGCTAATTCCTGCCGGTGTCTTGTAGTCAGGAATGCGTTCTCTGTATTTCCAGTCGCAGTATTTGACCAAGCTGGAGTGGTTACAAGCAGCAGATTTTGGATCCAGCTCATGCACCAAGCTCCAAAATTCATCTCGACTCTCTGCTGACGTAATTTGAGACCATTTGTCAAAAGTGTTTCCATTCGTAGTTGGTCGCGCACTTGGTCTTGCAAGTCCGCCGCAGATAACATCGCCATCCTTGATCGCATAATCGTATCCCTTCTCCGGTGTTCCTTTAGATGGTTCAATATTTGGGTGGACACCGTCCACATCAAATACATCAGCTCTTCGTGATCTAAACTTCCGTTCGAACTCGCAAAACACGTGGAGGTGAACTCCTCCATCCTCGTGATGCTCTCTTGCGACGATGCACTCCGCTCCCAATGAAGATATTTTCTCCATAACTGCGAAGCCGTCGAGGTCTCCACATTGAGCGTATGTGAGTAGGACATATTTGTGGTTGAAGCGGAAGCTCATGGTCGGGTCTCTGAGGGTATCTGGCAAAC